GTTTACGAGAACCAAGATTAAACTCTTGTAAAGTTTGTCTCATAAAAGGATTGAAGTTGTTGGTATCTAAACAACGTTGATACTCCTCATCAGTTAGTCCACGATTGGATAGATTACCATCTTTCTTTATGTAAGGTATAACCTCTTTTGTGTCTACCCATTTAGGTTTAAAGGTTTCGTGTACCTCTGACTCAATCAGTTGTTTCTTTTCTCTTAGCTCTGCTAACAAACCAAGTGCTGATTGCATATCAAAAGCAAACCCATCTTGTTCTTGCTGTTTCATAATCTTAGCAACACCTTGTTCAATCTCAATTGATTGAGGTGAAAAACCTTTTGATTCTTTACGAAGTTCTTGTAGTACCCTAGTGTTTAACTGTACATCCCGTACACAATAGTTTAACATATCAGTAGAGTAGTTAAGATAATCTTCAAACTCAATCTTTGGATAGCCTAACTTGTAACCCCAAGTCTCAAGGCTGTGACCACCATCACGTGTTGGATTAAACAGTCTGGATAAAACTAAAGTATCAATGATATCTTTATCACTGAGATTAACTCCTCCAAACTTTTCTACCATTGGTATATCAAATCCAATAATGTTGTGACCAATCAGCCTATCTGCTGTGGTAAGAAACTGATACCCTTCTTCTAACTTGTTAGGTGGGAACTTAAATATCTCACCTGAGTCAGGATTCTGGGCAACGATACACCATACTTTTGTGGCATGGATATCATCAGTCTCTATATCAAATACTAAATCCATTAGAATCCCTCTTCACCAGAGTTATCAAACTCTATGTCTTCGTTAGTTAGTTCAGATAGTCTACCTGTTTCTGAATCATATATCACCCTAGCTGCCATACCTACATCACCTGTGTATCTTGATTTAAGTACACGTAGTCTTGTAGTCCTAGCTTCATCGGGGTCTTCTGATTGTTGATTACGTTCCAATGCAATAACACAATCGGATAGTTGTCCAATGCTGTTAGAGCCACGTAGATGAGAGAGACTTACTTCAATTCCATTCTCATGTCCTTTGTTACCATCGACACGTCTAAGATGTGATACAAGAATAATCCCTGCACCTGTCTCTTCAACTAAACTTCTAAGCCTAGTCATAATCGTATCAATAGCTCGTCTCTCATCACCCTCGTGAACAGCACTGACTAGCATGTGCAAGTGATCTACTACCACCCACTTACAGTCGCAACCAATAATCATAAAGCGAAGCTTGGTAAAGATATCATCAATGTCGTTGGTGCCAAAGTGGGAATGAACCCATACTCTGTTTTTATTCTCACCATCGTACAAGATGTCAAACATCTTATCAAGTTCCTCTTTAGAAAACTTCTCACGTTCTTGGTCAATGTATAACCTAGCGTTAGCTTCAATAGAAAGTATACCATCAATGGTACGTCTCCAATCTTCTTCTAATGCTATGATACCTACGTTGTCTTGTGTTTGTTTCACAAGCCAATGCTCTAGTTCTCTGGTTACACTAGACTTACCAAGTCCTGTTCCACCTGTAAGAGTTACAAGCTCACCTTGTCTCAAGCCATACAGCTTTTTGTTGAGTCCTTCATAAGGATAAGGTATGCTTTGTTTCTTCTCACGATTGTGAAACTTCTCACGTTGCTCTGTAACATTGATAACACCGGATGGTGTATAAACTTTAGCAGACCACCAAGATTCAACGAAGTCCTTATGTCTGTTAGACTTAAGCATATCGTTAGGGTCTTTAAACCCATTGGGAAGTGTGAGTATCCTAGCCTTTCCGGGCTTGAAAAGTCTTGCAACTTTTACTGCTGCATCCTTTCCTGCTTTATCATTATCAAAAGCAACGATCACGTTTTCAAAGTTATCAAAGAACTCCAAGCTCTCCTTGATATCTCTTACTGCACCTTGTGCTCCACGCTTGATGGATACCACAGCCCACTTACTACCAAGTAGTTCGTAAGCTGCCATAGCATCACACTCCCCTTCGGTTATGGTGACGTACTTGCCACCCTTAAACAATTGCTGACCAAACAATCCGGTGTCATTGTAACTACCTTGTACAAAGAAATCTTTAGTAACAGAATTTCTGCACTTGGTAGCTGATAGTTCATGTCCATTGTAGTATGGATAGAAATGTTTAATGACCTGACCCTTAAGGTCTTGAACAGCTTTAACCCCAAACTTCTGTGCAGTTGCTTGAGATATTTTTCTGTCAGTCAATGCAATGAAGTTACCTTCACTCACATTGTCAGGTTGTTTAGGTTGAATTGTTTCTGTTTGTGTCATAGTTTTTCCGTTACATGCTTGTTCATAATTAGGCATAAATTCTCCACAACTAAAACACTTTGCCGAACCATCTTCATTGATTCCTACAGCATCACTGCTTGGACAAAGTGGGCATGGTTGTTTCAACTTATCCCAAGTTTTCTCATTCATGTTAGCCCTCCTCACAGACTATGTTTCTTTTTTTACTTTCGATTCATCCTCGATAGTTTCTGGGTCATCGCCAACGAACTGCCCTTTATCATTTCTGGCACGTTCTGTTTCAACGATTGCTTCTTCTCTATCTTTGAGTAACTCTTCTAAGTTGGCTCTATGTGTACGACTTGCAAAGTCTAAAGCTTCTATGATAACTTGTAAGTTACCAACTTTCTGTACTATAACAGTAGCTTCTTGCTTTACTCCATCATCGTTGATGTTATTAACATCATATGAAGTTGTCCCATCATCGTTATTTATTGTAATAATCATAATTAAAATTCCTCGTTATCTGATTCACCTTCAACATACTCTACCAAGTTCTCAACCTTTACAGCCATAAGTTCAGCGAACTGACCATAATCATTCTTGTAAGGTTTGATCTTGACAACAACTTCTGAACCGTTACCTACGCTAACATCTAGATCAGCACCATCATTGTCAACAAGTTTAGGTGCAGCATTTGCAGTACCATCATTTCTTGTGGCTCTCTTACTGAAAGTAAATGCCGGTTCATCATACTTAGGCTGTCCTGATCTGTCTCTAACTTGATTAAGACCTATGCCTTCAAGTTTAGATGCAGTCTCAGGGTCTGTAAGAACAGTCAACCCATACTTGTGAGGTTGGAACCTCGTGTTTGGCGATGTGATATTAGCCCACATTGCCTTACCTTTTACATACTCATACATATTATTTCCTCCATCGGTTTGTATTAAGTGCACACATTATATCATACTTTTGTATGAAAGTAAAGTGTTTGGTTAAAAAAGTTAAGCCGGTTTTAGAGTGGCACAAGACCGGAAACTTGTAAATATTATAAGTTAAATAAAGGAGGGCAAAACTTCTTATAATATACCTTCGTATTAATCCCTAATAGCAGTGAGTATCTCTTCCCAAAATGTTAATGGAGTATCGTTAAGTCTTACCTTAAAGGTATCGTCTAACTTCTCCACCACATGCCCTACATTTGGATAGTGTTCCGTCATATACAATCCAAACTTCCTATACTCATCACGAGTAAGTATCTCTGTATTGTATTGATCTCTTTCTGCTAAGTAGTTCATCTTAATAAGCGTGTATTATAACACAAGTAAAAGACATTGTCAACAATTAAATTTAAAAGTTTTAAACAGCTTCCTGTGTTGTCCACCATATAGGCTTAGGTCTATTTTGTTCCCACTTAGCGTAGTGTTTTTCGTTAATGCAGTAATTACGATAAGCAATAGTAGCATCCTCATTCTTGTACTCCTCAGGCATAGCCTGTGCTAGTGGTGTCATATCTCCCAGAGCTATGTTCTGTGGCAACTGCATCAAAGGTGTTGCTAATTTATCATAACTTAAATGAGACCTACCATACCTGTAGCTGTACTCGATTGATAAAGCTACGAAGTGTCGGTACAACCACTGATAGTTAGCACTTGCTTCACGAACCCACTTACTGCATGGGTGATTAAGATGTGCTATCTTATACATGTTCATCTTGTCTGCCCAAGCATCACCGTCTAAAGCTCGGTGTGCTGTGCATAACATTTGTGCTGATTCCAAAGGCATCTTGACTAGCATCTTGTCAGGCTGTGCCTTTGCTGATTCAACTGGACATTCATCAAAATAAAATATGTTCATTAAGCTTCTCCAATTAAAACAACTTCACCATGTAGTTCGTATCCACTTTGTCCTGTGTTAGCTACATCAATTCTATCTATCCAATAATTTTCTAAATTGTAATCAGAGTTATTGGGATTGTTTTCTAACACACGAACATTTAAAGTTTTATCAGTGATAGTATTTAGATTATCTATTAAATCTTGTACTGTCATTTACTCATCCTCAAGTTCAACATATATATTTTCCAACATCTGCAACTGTATTTTATGTTTTAATTGTTTAAGTTCTTGTTCGCTTAAATATTTTAATTGTTCTATAATTTCTTTCATTTACCTTGCCCTCGATGTTTTATCAAGATAGTTATCTAGCTTCTCATTCATGCTATCAATTTTATCATTGACTTTTTTAATACCCTCTAACTGACAATCTTCCTCATCCTCATCGTCTGTTAAAACTTCAAGGTGAGTATCTAACCAAGCCTTGTCTATACCTTGACTAGCTAATTTATCCTTTAGTAATTTTTCTATATCATTCATTTACCTTGCCCTCTATATTTTTTTAAGTTGGCTTTCTTACTTTTATTCATGGTAGCTGTGCCAACATTACCTCTACCTTGACTTGTCTTCTTACCTCTGCCTGTTGTTGCAGGTGTATGTGTACTTTTAGTCCATGTCTTCGCCATATCTATTCTCCTCTACTGTTGCTCTGCGTTGATCTCTGTACTCTGTAATCCTTCGACCATCTGCATAGTCTGTGATTTGTTTATACCATAACCCATCTTTATACCTCGTGTCAACAGCTACAATTTGTTTGGCTTGTTTTTCTAATTCAAGTATCTGTCTTTGTTGTTCAACAGCTTCATTATACTCAGTCATTTTGTTCCCTCTCTTTTTTAAGTTCCATTAACTCATCCCACTTATAAAACTTCTTAGTCTCTGCATCCCAAAAGTTTCCACGATGTTCTTGTGGTGGTACATAAGGTTCTATTTTATTCTTGTCAACCAAGTACATATACAACCCTGTCATTGCAACAAGTAGCACACCTGCTACGACTACTAATATTATTTCCATAACTCTATCTCCTATATAGATTTTTCAAAGTTGCTACTGCTTGAAATACTTTTAAATTTAACACCCAACAACTTATGAATCCTGTCTTCAAACAAACTAACCTGATTCATTATCTCAGCTTGTTCACGCTGTGTACAGTTTGCAAAGTCCTTATCCATATGAACCTCTGGATTATCAAACAGCTTCATCAAGTAATCAGACACTTGGTGTTTAGCATAAACCTTTGGTGTCACTTTCTTTCCGTTGTACTCAATCATCTTCTTCTTCTTCTGCTCTAACAACATCCTCATCTTTTAGATAATCAAATTCATTAGGTAATGTACCTACTAAACTTGCATCCTTATAGTAGTTATCTATAAGATTATTAATATAATCATCCATAAACTTTATCCTTATTATTTTATATAAATTATTAATATAATTAATTATTATTTTCATTAATGTTTTAACTTGTAAAAGATTATAACATATTTTTTAACAAAATGCAACTTATGTGACAGAAAAATTAATGACTCTCTCAGATCGTTTCTAAGCATAGTGTTAGTTAAAAGGTAGGGCATACCCTTAGTACCTAAAAGATCGTGCAATACACGAAGCCACATGCTCTTCTACAAGCATAATTATGTCCACCTCTGATA